ATCATCCATCACTCCAGTTTTAATTGGAATTATTACATTAATTATAGTGCTAGCTAGAATGCACTACAACCTTGAGGCTCTTACAGAAAAAGTAAAAGTCTTGTTTGATTTTCACAACAAAAGAAAGAAATAATATTATGCCAAAAGGAAAAGGAACATACGGAACAAAACGAGGAAGACCACCAGCCAAGAAGAAAATGAAACGTGGTAAGTGCTAATGGCTAAGATTTGTAAAAAAGGTATAGCTTGGGCACGTAGGACTTTTGATAAGTATCCTAGTGCTTATGCTAATATGGCGGCATCAAAGTATTGCAAGGACCCTAACTATGCAAAGGGTAAGAAAAAGCGAAAGAAATAATGGGTGAGCTTAAAAAGTGGAGACAACAAAACTGGGTTAGAATTGGAATCGATGGATCAATTAAGGGACCTTGCGGAACGTCTAAGAACAAAAAGAATCCCGACCGTTGCCTTCCGATGGCTAAAGCTAAGAGCTTATCAAAATCAGAACGAGCCGCTACAGCAAGAAAGAAAAAGAAAGCCGGAGCAAAAGGAAAACAATTTGTAAGTAACACCCCCAAAGCAAAAGTAAAACGTGGCAATAAATAAAAGTAAAATGAAATGCAACTCACCTCGCCGAGATGTGCAAGGTGGGAAGAAGTTTGTTGTGAAGGCTTGCCAAGGTGGCAAAGAAAAGGTTGTCAGGTTTGGTGATGCAAACATGACCATAAAGAAAAACCGTCCGGCACGGAAGAAAAGCTACTGTGCAAGAAGCGGAGGTATCAAAGGTAAATCAAATAAGTTGTCAGCTAACTACTGGAGCCGCAAGGCTTGGAACTGCTAAAGAAAATAATTATGAATTTTTTAAATAAAATGAAAAAGCAACGGGCTAAAAAAGCCCGCAAGGCTGAGATTAAAAAAGAGAATATGTCTCGTGCTACAAATACACCAAGCAAACGTGTTGACCTTCCCGATGCTGGCACCTTGCCAGAAATGATAGTAACAGCAAAACCAATAAACTATCAAGATGTAAGAAGGGGTCGTGCGACCGCAATGCAATATGCCCGATCCCGCTTTAATCGGAATCAAAGAAATAAATAATGCCCGGGAGATATAGATCCTACGGTCGTGAGGACGACCAAATGAAAGAAGACCTAGAGATTGGATTCTCTGGGTTTAATAATCGTGTTCGCCCTGATCAACTTCAACCGGGAGTTTTGGCTGAGTCAAGAAATGGTCGCCTTGATTTAAACGGAGAGTGGCAAGTCCGAAAAGGCATTGATGTTTTAAATGTCCCATTTGCGGCTGGGTCAAATACGTTTCGATTACCCAATGTAAGTGAGTTCGTTGGGACTGATCCTACCTCTACTATAGGAATATTACCTAGAGTAATGGAAGGAGTTTCTATTGATACTAACGGGATTGTAACAGTTGTCCTAACTAATCATGGGTTTTCTGTGGGAAATCAAGTTGTTATTAACGGTGTATTCAGAGCAAGCCTTCCTGATATAAATGGTAGTTATACCATTACAGTTGCTAGTGGTGCCAATAGATTTAAATTTGATTCAGGAAAAACTGGTAACCCGGGGTCATATACATATCCTCCTGCACAGGGATTAGTTACTTCATTTACGTTACCCTTTACCCCAATCACCGAGGTCCTGAGTACACAGCCCTTGTCTTCCCCGGGAGGACGTTCTATTTTAGATGCATCAAAAGTTGCTGGTGTTCGTTGTGGAACTAGCTATAGCAATCCTCTTGCGACAAAAGGGGAATACATAATAATATCAACTAACTTGTCGGCACTAGCTTTAAATTTATCAAATAACGAAACATTTGAGATGAGGTTCCCCGATGAAGAAGCGGTCCTCGAAAAGTCCGACATGCTTCAGGCATTTAATCGATTGTTTATTTTCCGAGACAATCAGGTTGCACTTGAAAACAAAAAGTTTTTTAATCCAATTAGCATTAAGGCAATATCCCAAAGCGGAAGCCCGGAGGTTGATGTTGAAACATTCTTAAGTCATCAATTAGTTGTTGGGGACATGGTAGAAATACGTGATGTTTCGGAAGGAACTATTAATCCCAACGGTCAATTTGAGATAACAAGTGTAACTGACCAAACATTTACATACAATGTAGGGACATCCGGCACAGAAAACTATACTGTTACTGGTGATTCAAAAATTTACCCAACGTTTACTCTAGTAGCAAACGGGACCTTTAGACAGCCTGATAAAATAAGTGTTGTCACTATGAACATTACGGATGGCGAAGCGGTAGCTGAGGTTCCGGCGGCAGATATAGCCAATTTAAAGGTAGGAAATACAATAACCATTGAGGCTGTTGGCAACTCCGCACTGACACTAGGAGATGAATACGTAATCTTTAATGTAGATAAAACTGCAAACACAGTTTCATTTTACGTTCAATTAGGAAATGCAAGTAACAGAACGGGTGTAGTATTTTCAAAGCCAGTGTCCATTGGCTTAGGCTTTATGCATATGCCGGCACCTGAGTTCGGAGTTTATCATCAACGTAGATTGGTCACTCCATTTCGTTTTACTCAGGAAACTGTTAATGCAGGACTTCCTACCGAAAGTACAAAAATTACTCCAACCGGAAGGAAAGATGAAATAGCCGTAAGTGATATTCTTGATTCAGATACATACGATCAGGTTTTTGCTAACTTCCGATTTAATGCTGGAACTGCTGACTTTACAGTTGGTCTTCATTCTTTTTCTGATGACAAGCTATTAGTATTTAATCGTAACAGTATTCATTTGGCGATTAATAGCGGAGATCTTAGTACCGCTCAAACTCAGTTGCTAACCAACGAGATAGGTTGTGTCGCTAGAGATACTATAATTCAGGTAGGTAACAACGTTTTGTTTTTATCTGACAATGGTTTATACGGGGCGAACTTCCAAGACTTGTACAATCTTCGAGGAAATGAAGTACCCCTTAGTGAACCTATTAACAATACTATTAGGTTAATTAACAAAGACTTGTGGGATAAAAGTTCCGGAGTTTATTTTGACAATCGGTATTACTTAGCAATTCCCCTGAACGAGGAAGTTGTTGAGGTAGACGAGGAAGGAAATGTATCGGTAAAAACAAACCTCGCTCAGTTTAATAATCGAATTATTATCTATAACTTTCTTAACAAGCAGTGGGAATCAATCGACAATGTCGGGGACAGTAGCTTTGAGTTCAAGAAACTTATTGTAGCCGGTGACGGAAAAAACCGTGGGGTTTATTCAATTAGTACTAACGGGGGCATTCATAGTATTGATTCATTGGATCAGGGCAACGATCGTATTATTACTCAAGTTTCGGCTGGCACGGAGGATCCCGACAGTCTTTTACTTGTGCCGGATATTGAGGGTTCGATGACAACCCGGATGTTTACCAATCAGACCATTGACAGAAAGAAGTGGAATAATTTTGAAATGCAGGTTCAATCAAGCATTGACCTGAAGTCAGATTTCTTTATTACTGGTATAACAGAAAATGTTGATGATACAATAGATCTGAAACAATTATCTGATTATCTTAACAATGAACTACTTCCTGAAGACGAAGATGTTTCTATCCGTGGACGGATTGGAAACAAACGAGCCTACGGATTTCAATTTAAAATTGACCGAACAACCGGTCGTCCTCGTGTTCGTAGCCTAAAGGTTGCGGCGGCGGAAGCATTTAGATCAACAAGAGAAGCAATATAATGGCAAATATTTTAAATACAACTCAAGTATATAATGCGGCTGATGTCGTTACTCATACTAACTTAAACCAAATAATCAGTGGTGCTACATTTGTGACCGGCACAGGCGGAACAACTGACAACGTAACCCTTGAGGTAGATGGAACAAGCGGTTCATTGCAGGTAAAGGATGGCGGAATTGATCAAGATAAACTTAGCACTGGTCATCCTCGTTGGAGTGCCACGTCTGGTCGACTTTACGTTGATGGTATGCTTGATAATAATAACTATACTACTGCAGGTATACAAGTTAATCAAAACCTTGTTGGCGACCTCGGCTATGCTTTCATTGACCTTCACGGTGATAGTACAGTCATAAACGAGTATGTTCGATTACTCAACAGTAACGGAAAATGTTTCATTCAAAATAAAAAAGCAGGGGAGGGTATCTATCTAGATACTACTGATAGTAGCGGAACCCTACGTACTGGACTTAGAGTAGATTCCAACCAAAACGTTATAATACACGATTCCATAACAGGCGACAGCAACACGGGAAGAGTTGTGATATTCGGAGGGACAAACGGAAACGGTGCAAACATTGAGCTATATGCAGGTTCTCACAACAATGGTCCCAATAAGGCTTACTATGATGCCGTTCAACATAACTTCAGGTCAGTAAATGGAAGCCCTTCTAACGGGATGAAACTTGACACCAGCAATGGACAGCTTCACGTAGGTGACCTCTCTAATATTTCTCTGGTTACGGGTGTGCAAAACAGTGTTGTGTGCGAGGGAAGGCTTCAGGCAAAAGGAAGCTATGTAAATACCAGTGGGCAGAGTGCAAATCTTTATATAGATTCTAACGGGATGATATGGCGAACTCCGTCCTCAGCTCGATACAAAGAAAACATAAAGGATTACTCCAAAGGAATAGAGGCTATTAAAACTCTTCGACCTGTAACCTACGAGTCAATCAACGAGGACGACGATAACACCTATGCTGGCTTTATTGCTGAAGAAGTTCACGATGCAGGACTGACGGAGTTTGTCGAATATAATCCTGAAGGACAGCCTGACTCTTTGCACTATAGTCATATGACAGCAGTGCTTACCAAAGCTCTCCAAGAATCTATCAATAAAATTGAAACCCTAGAAGCCCGAGTAACTTCACTCGAAAATTCTTAATAATTTAATACTATGTCACTACTACAATCAGGTAAAATATTTAATGACGGCGAGCAGTTAACTGCCGGAAAATTAAATCAAATTCTTTCGGATGCTACACTGAGTACTTCCGGGGTAGATGGAAGTACGATTATTGTTAATCAAAATGATTCACTTGCGGTAAGAAGCGGAGGCATAGGAAGCTCAAGTCTTGCTACTAATTCCGTTATTACAGACAAGATCAAGGATCAAAATGTAACTACAGGTAAGCTCAAGGATCAAAGTGTAACCACAAATAAGATTAATGATTACGATGTAACCACAATTAAGATCAAGGATCTAAATGTAACCACGAACAAGCTCGCGGATGGAAGTGTAACGGCGGCTAAATTGGCAACGAATGCACTAGAGTTTGCTTATCCGGTGGGTTCAGTTTATATGAATATGACCAGTAATGTTAATCCGTCTACATTTCTGGGCTTTGGCACTTGGACTCTTTTTAGTCAAGGTACATTTCTTGCTGGATTTAAAGCCGATGATACTGCCTTTGATGCAGTGGGGTACGAACAGAACACTCAGGGAAGGAGTGGTGAAAGAAATGTTACGTTGACACAGGCACAGATGTATCATAATCACCAGTGGAATCTGAAAATTTCAGACGGAAATAACTACAGAAACTTCATTAAAATGGCTCGGGCGGAAAACACCAGCCGTGACGTTTCTTTTAATTCTGCTGGAAATCAACAAGACTATTCGGATCCATATGAAATGAGGCAGAATACTTTTACAAGTCTCAACAAAGATGTCACTGGTTCGACTAGCACCGCAAGCCACGAAAATATGCCACCATACTTTGTCGTATATATGTGGAGACGACAAAGTTAATTTAATAATAATGCCGGAGAATCAACTACTTAATAAGGCAGTAGCTTTATTATACTCAGAAGAGTGTTCTGAGTTTACTTCTTATGTAAATAAGATTGCTGAGTATTGTATTGAAAATGAAAACGGCAAAGTATTTGATGAATGGAACGAGGAAACAATTCGTCAGTTAATTGCTTATCACTATATAAAAAAAACACTCGTTGTTCTTGTTGATGAAAATAAAGAAATTCAAGGTGTATTTATGTGGTATAATTGTAACAATGATTACACTTGGGATTTTGTTAAAGAATGGAAGGAAGATGTTGAGGGCGGTGACTCCATCTTTATGGCTTTTCTTTTTGCTAGCAACAGCGAGGCATTCAAGGAACTAACACTTATGTTCATCAGGAAAGAGCCTGATGTTCTTTACAAAAAACTTATTGGTGTAAGAAACAGGAGCGGGTGGTCAACCCGTGTGGATTATAATCAAAAACTTTTATCACGTTTATTAAAATTAAAGGACTAATATGGGAGGCAAAGGCGGAACTACAATTAATCAACCGGATCCCGTCGATCCGGCAAATGCATCAGGGGAATACTTATTTGGTAAAGACTTTGAATCATACCAAGGTGTAACGGATCCTCGTTTGCAAGAACGGATCATTGGGGCAGAAGAACAATTCCGTCCTCGTTATGCGGCTCTTGAGTTAGCGGACATTGAAACCTTTGCCAAGGGTGTAGACGGTCAGGGAGGATTATTTGATCTATTAGAGGATTCCGGACGTAGGGCTTCTAAACTACAACGTGAGTCACTTGGAATGCAACGTGATGCCGATGTTCAGGCACTCCAAGATCTTTCTCCTCAAGTCGTAGAGGCATATCGTGCGGCTGATCCTCAGTCCACTCGTCTAGCAAACTTAGCGGAACAACAAGCTATTGCGGCGGCAGAGCAAGCAGGTCGAGGCGGAACACTTGCTGACCTAGCAGAACGACAAGCTATTGCGGCGGCAGAACAAGCTGATTCAGCATTTGCTAGAGCTTCCGAACCAATGGGATTCGAGGCTCAACGTCAAGTTGACCAATCTGTCTTGGGTAATATGGGTGGCACAGCTTTTTCACAGCAAGGACGTTCTTCCCTTGAAGCCGCCCTTGGACGTGAGCAATACCGTCAGAATCGTGAGCAGTTTGCGGCAGGGCTAAGACAGTCAGCGGCAGGGATAGGACAGTCAGCACAGGGGATACGGCAATCCGCAATGGGGATGAGGCAATCTGCGGCAGGAATGGGGCAGTCTGCTTTTAATCAATCACGTTCTATAGCCGGCGACCTAGGTGCGGCTATTCTTGGTCGCCCCTCACAGGGTCTAGGATTAGGCGGACAGATTCTTGGTCAGGCTCAGGCACAGGCTAGCGGTGCAATGGGACCAAATTTGTTTGATCCAAACGTTGGTATCAATATGGCTATGCAACAAAGATCAGACAACATTAGCTTACTTGGTGCACAAGCTCAGGCTGATGCTTCTCGTAGTTCCGGTATGATGGGTATGCTAGGTTCTCTTGGCGGTGCGGCAATCGGTCTATGCTGGGTAGCTCGTGAAGTCTACGGAGCTACTAATCCTAAATGGAAACAATTCCGTGAATGGATGCTGAACGATTCTCCAAGTTGGTTCCGTAAACTATACATCAAGCACGGAGAGAAATTCGCTAAGTTTATCTCTGATAAACCTCGTATCAAAGCAATCATTCGTAAGTGGATGAATACAAGAATTAAATAATTATGGCATTTCAAACAGGAACACAGGTTGACCCTCGTCTCATGCAGGCGGACTACAGTGGCTTTGCAAGAGCCGGCGAAATACAAGCACAAGGTATGCAAAACTTAACCGCAGGCTTAACTGACGGAATTAAAAAGTTTGCCAAAAAGAAAGAGGACGACAAAAAAAGGGAACTCGGGGTTGATTACACAATGGGTTTTATAAAACAAGAACCTAATTTGTCAAGAAATTTGGGAATAGTGTTTGAAGATTCGGAAGGATTTTATGATGAAGAGATAGCTAGAAAGTCTGCCATTGAATATGTTAATACGGCTGGACTCGATAACCTAACTCAAAATATTATATCAATGCAAGGTCTAGCACAGAAGTCTAGGTCAAATGCTACCCAACTAGAAATATCTCAACGAGAAGAATACTTCGATCCTACTGCCACTGAGAGATTGGGGGCACTTGCACTAACGTTAGGAAACAAAATTGATGGTAACCAAATACTGTATGATTCCAATCCCGGCTTTGGAGAAACACTTGTTAATATTAAAGACTTGCCGCAGGATCATATTATGTATCAAACATTTTTTGGTAAACCCGGATCAGGTCCGTTTGGATTAATTCCCGAAAGAAACTCAATTACTCCCACCATTCAGTCAGGAGGAGTTATTAAGTATAGACCACAGGTAGAAGAAATGCCCACCCTTCAGCCAACTCAATCATTGGTTGACACAAGTGGATTTTCGGTAGTGCCAAATTAAAAATATAGCTTAATGATTACAACAACTGTTAACACTCCTGACGGTGGAACTATAAAAATACAGCACCCAGAAGGTGCTACCGAAGAGTCTATTCTTTCTTTTGCTAAACAACAATTCAACAACCAACAAGTTGAAGATCAAGTTGAGGAGCAAGTAGAATTAAATACTCAAGCCACTGATGGAGTAACAACTGAAGTCAGCGAAGAAGAGCAAACTTTTATGGGGGCACTTCGCGGTGGAATTGAACGAATAAAAGAAGAAGGTGCAGTAAAAACTTTTCAGCAAACTAAAGATATGGTCTTGCCCGGAGAAGGGGCACAGTTGTCGGATCCCATCCGCAGTGTTGGAGCCGGAGCCGCCCAAGAGGTTGTTGAAACGGCGGCAGGTATTCAGCAAATTGTTGGAGAATACAAACTAGCTGATTCTCCTCTATCAATGTGGCGGATGGCAAATGGTCCAATGCCAAGGGGAATGTCAGGTATGGGTGGATACGTGCCCATGCCACCTCAGTCTGTTTTAGATGAACAAGCGGAATGGGATGAACAAAAAGCCGCCGCAGTTAGACTTGGGCAGATGCAAATGGCAGAGGATTTACGTGGGGAAGTAGATGTGATGCAAGACACTTTTGGTGTAAGCGATGAATGGAAAGAATCAGGAGTCGGTCAGTTTAGTAATGCACTAGGAAGTATTATTCCTCAGTTATTTACTATGGGCAAATCTTACCCCATAAGCTATTATTCAAGAGCAACAAGAACTGCTGAAGAAACTTTAGGAAAAAAGTTTTCTGAGTTCACAGAAGAAGAAAGGGATTCGGTCAGACCAGCGGCACTCATAGGCGGTGTTACCGGATATCTTATTCAACGTATTACACTTGGTGCTATTGGAGGAAAAAGTTTTCAAAAGTTTGTTGAAGGAAAAACTCAATTAAGTGGACGAATAATTGCCGATGCCCTAAAGGCTTTTACAATTGGTTTTGCCGCCGAGGGTTCACAAGAAGCATCCGAAGCATTTCAAATGGAAGCTCTTGCTAAATTATTTTATGATGAAGGAAGAGAGTTATTTTCTTATGACAACCTAGTTAATTACTTAGGCAATTTTGTTCTTGGAGGTTTTGTCGGGGGTATAACCCGAACCGGCACAGATACCGCCATTAATATTATTGGAAAATTTAACGATAAATTTGTTAACGAAGAGATAACTGTAGATACTTTATCTCCGGATCGAGTGCAAAGAATTATTACCGCACCAAGAATAAAGGCAACTTACACAACACAGGAGGGCACCCAAGAAGAAGTTTTTATTTATTCTGAAAGCAAGGAAGAGGCTCAAGAATTATTAAATCAAGCATTGGAAAAAGAAGGGAAGGTTCTTTCTGATCAACCCGTTGAGTTTGAAACAGTTGTTCCACCTCGTGCGGATCAAGAAACTCTTGTTCCCGGAGAAGACTATGTTCCTGTTGCCGGACCGGAAGGAATGGACATCGATACTTCTGAGGGCATTGCTAAAATTGTACGTCAAAAAATTGACTTATACGGAGAAGAGGGATTAGCACAATTAGAACTAGAGGCTAATGCCACAATGGATCCTGTTGCGGCGGCTTATGTTAGTATCGAGGGCAACAATTATATTAAGTATAAACAAGCTAACGATCTGAGTATCATTGAAGAAACCGAAGCTGATGAAACACAGGATGAACAAGATGCCGACGAGGACATTGACGAAGGCAAAGCACTTGAAAAACAAAGACAAGCTAGGAGAAAACAACTCGAAGGATTTAAATCAGGCAAGAAGTTCATTGCACTAGAAGACAGAAAAGAAAAGCTAGAGGCAAAAGCTCTAGCCCTAGAGGATGAGTTAGCTGACCTTCCATTTAAACTTCAGGAAGAAAACGAAGGACTGTCCGGTGAAGAAATACGAGCAGAAACAATAGCTCAAGGCAGGATAATCAGGGGTAAGCAAAGACAAATCGATACACAGCTTGCCGCAGTTAATGGAGAGATTTCAAATCTAGAGCCGGAAGTTGCCGAAGAAATAGAAGCGGACAGGAACCTGAGCAAGGGAAGAACTTTTACTGGCAGGCTTTTGGGAAAACTTATGTCTCCTCTTACCGAATCAGTCAGTAGAATTGATGGAAGATTCAAGGGTATATTCAGGAACTACGAACGAAGACTATCTACTCAACTCCTTCAGGACTTCGATGAAGTTAAGGATGGGTTTGAAACTCTTGAAAGATTACGTAAGTCAAGAAATCCAAGAGATAAGGCTGACTACAGACGTTTAAAACAATTGCTTTTGTTGGACAACGGAGATGCAAATAACGATTCACAAGAGGAGAGTCAAAGAATTTTAGAGCAAGCTCAAGAACGTGAACGTGAGAGATTAGCTCAAGCGGAAGCAGAAGGCATTGACCCGTCCGAAGTTCCGCCCACCGGACAGCCCGGTGTTGAATATGTAAACGGTATCCCGATACTTAATAACATCAATCAAAAGCCAGATGACTCCATCCTCGAGGAGTCAACCATCTTGGATGAATTTGGAAATGTTATAAATCCGGGAACAAGGTTGCCCCAAGAAAATTACAACCCAGAGGTTAAGCCTGTTCCGGTTCAAGGAATAAAAGGGGCAAAGCTACCCAAGTCATTGGGCAAACCAAGGGTCAATATTGGACGTGTGTCTGCTGACTTTGAGAGTGATGTAGACAGGGCACTTTATATTGTAAGACCTGACGGTAAATCAAAACGTAAAGGGGACTACTTAGATTGGCTTACCAATACACTTGGCATAAGCAAGAAGGATGTCATGGAACTAAGCCGTGACCTTGTATCCAAAACTAAGTTGGCGGCTAAACAGGCATTAAAGAATGGCAAATCGTCAGTTAAAATAAATGCTTCTCAACGTATCGTTGAAGAATCCAAGCCGGACAATTACTTAGATCAACTGTCCGAGGTAGCTAAAAATACTTTTAAGTTTGTTCGCACGGTATTTCCTAACGTGGACATTATTGTAGGCGGAACATTGGCAGAGACACGGGCGAACATTGTTCAGACTCTCAAGGGCAAGGTTGGTCTTAATCGTGCAACACAGATTGCCAACAGCTTCAGCGACATGGACAACGGTCAAGCTGTCTTTATTGGGAAAAAGCCTGTTGCAATTATTATCAATGATGCGACAGCTAACTCAAGGACTGTGGCTCACGAAACTTGGGAGTTAATTCTTAATCAAGCATTTAGGAACGACCCAAAGAGACTTAAAGAATTACAGGTAGCGATAGACAAACAGCTACGTGATTCCGGATTTGGTTTATTGGCTGACAAACTTAAAAGATTTTCCGATCAGTATGACGGAGACATTCGTTACTCGGAATACTTGGCTGAGTTTGGTGCAACCCTAGTGGACTCAGGGTTCAATCAAAATTCTCTTAACCAAAAGCAATCAGGTTTGTTGACTCAGGTTAAGAAGATCATCAATGGATTTGCAAGAGTCATGGTTGGCAAGCAAATGTTTTTGGCGGATGCCAATGCAAACAATGTCATGGAAATGTTTGTTAACGTAGCCGGCAAAGTTGCCAAGGGCGAAACAGACATTGATTTTAATCAGCGAGAAGCTGATGCAACAGAAGGAGACATTGACACAAGGAGTCAGATAGATGACAGGCTGGCAATTCCGGCTGAAGTAAATGTTCCTAGTAAAGAGATACTTGTTTCTCAGTTAAAGCCGGGTGCCAAGAACGTTAATAGTGTAATGGAAAAGCTCCGCAATTTGATTGAGAGTTACCCAAATGCTTTAACAGACAGAGAACAATGGGTAGGCTTAATGTCCAGAATGACTGGAACTAGGTTTAAACGTGATGACGGCAGTGTAGTTATTCCAATGTTTCCCGAGGGTCTTGGCGGACTAACCACGGTTGAAGGTGTTCTCGAGGAGTTAGATATTGTTTCTCAAGAGCAACGAGATCTAGCAACTGAAGGATTAAATTACGGCAAAAAAATACGTAATCTGTATGAGACAGGAAAGATGGATCAGGTTGATACTGCTTTATATTTTCTGTGGAACGAGTTGTCAGTTGGCATAAGCCCCTATCCTCAAGAAGCCGGGTTCTTACGTGCCATCGACGGAGGCATTGATCAATGGATTCAATTAGCCATTGATGGAAAGTTTGACCTTGACACATATCTTGCTTGGGCAAACCAAACTTTGTTACCCGGAACGGGTGCCGGGACCGGAGCCGTAGCAAACTTAAATTCATTTGGACGACATTTCTTATCTAAAATTAACGATCCCGTTAGTGGCGGAGAGTTTGATGGGATGACCAAGATCGAAGTATTGCATTCATTGCTTACCGATAAAGATACACCAACACTTGAGCTAAGAAAAAAATGGCACGGAGTAGCTAACCAAATGTATTTCAATAATAAGATCTTTGATTTCGTCTTGTTGACCACTGGTCGCCAAGACTTATACGTCATTGATCGTGTCCGGATTGATCAGTTCTTTGACCGGGACTCAATCATAGAGAAGTATAACCTTAATCCGAGAAAGGCAACTTTGTATGATGGCTCTGACTTTAAGTATAACAACACTAAGAAGGCTGGCTATCACGGAATTACTCAGGATATATCCGGGCTTGTGCTTAATGAGATAGCTGTTAGGCAAACTCGAACACAGGTTCAAGAAGCATACAAGCAAATAGGTGTAACTGATTCGGCAGACGTTGGTCGCTTTCACTGGGAAACTTGGGTAGCACGATCAGGTCAAGAAGTAAGTCATGGATCCATTGATGCCATACTACAACGTAAAGACTTCGGGAAGATCTACAAAGCCGGAATCAGAAACGGGAAGTATGGTGACTACAACTTTAACTTTGAGTTTACAAAGGAAGATAACCAATCATTCAGATATGAATTTGTTGACTCCGATGGTAACACTTATACATTTGACGAGATAGATTCAATTCAAAAGGAGATCTCAAAACAAAACGATCCCAAGCAATCTAATTACGAACCAGAACATCGATTCATATTAAAGGATAAAAATGGAAAAATCATCAAAAGACAAACCGACTCTAGAAGTCTTGACGGAGCTTGGTATGACCAAGCCGGTGTCGATACCCAAGCCTACTTCTCCTACCTCCAAAGTCAGGCAACGGGAATCGATAAAGCACCTGATGTCGTTGAGCCTTCGGGCATAATTGTTAAGCGGCAACTGAACTACCGGGAGCCGGTAGAGGGTGTAACTTATACCGACAAAAGTCCGGACGATATACTCAACGTCAGTCAAGATGATCGAGACAAGTTCCGGACCTATGATCCGGAGACAGGAGAAGTTCGTGTCAAAAGATCAAGGGACTACGTTCTTAAACCCGAAGCCATGCAGTTAAGGGAACTAGAAAAAGAACTACTAAAGAATCCCAACAATCAATCACTGCAAAAAAGAATACTAGAAAAACGTATTCGTTATCGTCAACTAGCCGGGCTTATTCCCGGTCACCCTGACATCAAACTTCCCATGAGTGAGTTTGCAACTATCCCTGACGTTGTAACACAGAAGGAGATAGCCTATTCACTTGATGACAACAAGACCCGAACCGGTCTTCCTAATCCTATACTTGGTGTTAACACACAGATTGAGGATGGTGTTCGTGTTAGTTTAAGACTAGACATTCCATCATACAGACGGTATGCAGAGTATATTGTTTCGCTTCACAGCGGTGAAACAGAGAATGGAAATGTATTGGCTTACGGACAGTTTGCCAGAATACGTGACGTTAAATTCTTTAGTCAACCTGATGCCGCAATGAGCATAGCCGCCGGTGGACAGAAGGGAACCATTGCACGGATGCATGGTAGTTTTGTTAATGATAATCTAAAGAACATAAAGCAGGAAGCCGAACAATATCTAGCCGGCGGAGAATGGACACAGGTTGGAATGAATCCGGAACGTGCATCTTACTTCTACAGCAAAGAAACCGGCAAGCCCGTCATATCTGCTGACGAAGTTATACAGATTGGTGGACTTGTATTGGCACGTAATGCTATAGAAGTTAACCCGGATAACCCTCGGGTTTACCAAAGGTTTAACCGGGATGCAAAGGTAAGAATACGTTTTCAGAAAAACCGCAAGGGTAGCCTTGATCCAAAGAAACGTGCGGAACTTATTGCCAAACGTGACAAGCTGTTAAGAAAGCACGGGCTGTATGATTGGTATCATAATAAGTTCAGGGCACTGATGGATAAGAAGTATGATCAACAGCAAGCGGTTGGCTATGAATCTGATTACCTCGGGGGATTTTTCCCACGTAGCATAAAGAGCATGAAAGAGCTGAGGAAAAAACTTGGCTTAACAAAGAATCAGGCGGATGAAATAATTGCTATAGTTAATCGTGACCGTGTATCAAAGGGCAAGGATCCATTGACGGAAGCCGACGAAGCCATAGCCTTAGAGAACTACGTTCGCAGGAATTTTAATTCATTGCCGGCTGGAGTAAGGGTTCCCGGAAACCTTAAGCCACGGGCGATTGATTTAATCCCTGACGATATGCTTGATATGTATGACGATCCCATTGATTCGTTTGCAAAGTATCTGATGGAAACAACTAATGCCGTAGAAACTAGAAGGCTTCTCGGGACACAGGAGGAAGACGGGGTCAAACGTCCCGGAGAACTTGGATACTTAATAAACGATCTTCGGAAGAACGGTCAACTAAGCGAGGATGATCTCAAGCAATTGATGAGCACGGTTGACTCCGTTTTCGGAAGTCACGGCAAAGAAATAAAGCCATTCCAGATATTACGTGGACTAACATACAATGCATTCCTTACTAACTTCAGCTCGACGTTGGTTCAGTTCAAAGACCAAGCACTTAACTTGTATCGTTTCGGGCTTACGAATACCGCCAAGGGTTTTCTTAAACCAGAGATAGCCTTAGAGGAAATAGGAAAGGCAGGTAAAGTAATCAGCGAAGAAATCTCTAACTTGAATGATGCAAAGCTGTCCAAGTTGTTCAATGCTCAGACAAAGTTAACAGGATTCTCTAGGTTTGACCGCAAGATGAAGTCAAGCACCATCAATGCCGCTTGGTATAAAATGCAAAGCGAAGCAAAGGCTCCCAAGACTTCCAAGAAATACAAGCAACTCGTCAGCCAGCTTAAGTTTACCCAAGGGGATCAATATATATTTACTATTGCCGCACTAAAGGCAGGTGTAAAAAATGACTTTGTCCTTGAGGCTCTATACAACAAACTGTCTGATCAGCAACCGATAGGTAGGTTTGAAATGCCGGAGGTATACGGTAGATTCCCGAATCTTCGGATAGGATTTAACTTGATGTCATTTACTGTCAAGCACTTTTCTTTCATTAGATCTCAGACGTTGGAAATGATTATCCCGGAGCAGGTTTCAGGCAAGAGGGGCAATCTTCCTGACCGGATTCGAGGAGTAAGAAACATGGTTCAGATAGCCGGATTCATGATGATGTGCGGCATACCCGTTGACATGATTAAATTATTCTTTGCCGGTAAGCCGATATACATGGATGACTTAATCATGGAGAATCTTCTGCTTGCAACCGGGATTATAAATAAGTTCACGGTCGATAACATGAAGAAGGTGGGCATCATCAAGGGCGGATTACAGTATTTCTCTCCGGCTGGTGGAAGTTTATTGGAAAACATTGAACGGATTATAAAGTCCGACGATCTTGTCGCCGAAGGGTTGAAGATGTTATTGCCCGGGGACGAGCTATGGTATTGGAGATACTCCGATGCAGGGCAAGATCAAGTCCGCGAGACAAGGCAGAGGAAGATGTTTACGGAAGGCAAGGAGGAGTTAATACTTCCGGGTCAAGAGCGACCGTTTGTTCCTCGGAGAGATCCAATGGATTTCAATGATCCACAAGAGTTTACTCCCCTGATGGACCCTCGAGTCTTTAGGTAGCAAAAAGCCTCACCCCTGAATTAACAAGGGTGAGGCTTACCACACACTGGAGATTTAACTAGGTCTAAGAGCAGACCTTGTGGGCATCACTGCTAGCACTTACTCCGGTATAGATTATATCACTTGGATTTTTTGGTAAGAGCCGCCTTGATGTGGGCTTTCTCCTGCTGTAGCTCGTGCCTCCGTTCCTCGAGTCTCTCTATCTGATAGGAAACCATCCGTGATTCTGCCCGGATCAAATCAATCCGGACCTGAAGTCGTTCTATATTAGTATCA